ATTGATAATCTATTTAGTTCGGGTCTCATAGCCGGTAATTATTTGAAAAAATACATTAAGAAATAGTATTTACAAATATTGATAATCTATTTAGTTCGGGTCTCATAGCCGGTAATTATTTGAAAAATATTGATAATCTATTTAGTTCGGGTCTCATAGCCGGTAATTATTTGAAAAAATACATTAAGAAATAGTATTTTAAAAATAGATTATCAATATTTTTAAAATACATTAAGAAATAGTAATTAATTTACATTTGGGATTGAGTGAAGATGCAAAACTACTAAAAGAACTACCAAACGACCCCATAAGATAATCACTATTAGATAACAAATTTAAATCAATTAAAGCGTTAATAATGGCGTTAGTATTAGTTCTATCAAATGTTGGTATATCATATGTTATGATATTATTGAATATACTTTTGAATTTATTTATGGTATTCAGATCATCTGATGCTAAATATATAAGTCCATTATATTTTAACTTTTTGATAATATGATCTATGTACTTAATAAATTTGTCATCAGTTGATATTTTGATACTATCATTATTGTCAGTACGACGAATATGGATTGAAATAGCATATTTATTATTGTTAGTAAATATATTAATTATATCTTTGATATTATTTTTGATAACATTTTTTAATTCGATTGTTTCATGATATTCATTAATATATTTTCCATTAATTTTCAAATAATTGTATCCAGAATAAAACAATGTTTGATGTTCAATTTGTTTTGAATTAACAGAATGATCATTTTCTCTGACATTATATTTATTTACAAATTCTTTTTTACATATTTTATTGTCATAAACATTATCAAATAATAATCCCGAATCATTAACATTAAATAAATCGTCAAGTTTACAAGTACATGTATAACTAGGAATCCAATCAATGTACAAATTAAGATTGTTGGCACGAGCGATATATATACCAGAAACAATAAATCTAAGTCGATTACATAACCCACCATAAATATCTGGTTGGATTATAATGTAATTATTTGTTATGAATGATTTAGGTTTAATATTAATATAATCAGTAACATGTGTCGCAAAATTTTGATTATAACTTGATTTATTAATATGAATTTGATTGGGTAAATCATAATCATGTTTTATAACATTTGTAAGAGACATTCTTGATACATAATTCAGACCATTTATATATTTATTATTGGTTTTCATTTCATACCAAGATTCAAAAGGTGTATCATATTGACTATGATTATTATTATTACAATAAATCTGGTATTCGTTTTTGAACAATTGATATAATAAATATTGATTAGATTTTAGCACACCTTGTAAATGTACAAAAAAGAATGGATATGATTTAGGATCATTCATGTATAGAACATTAGTTTTTGGATTAGATGATAATTGAATAATATCTGCAAATTTGTCATCATGAGTAAATTTCAAATGAGATTTTTTAGCTAGAATAAGATTAGATACTTTGAATGTTGGTTTGATATGATTTAGATCACCGTATAAATTGATTGTGTATAAATAAATTGCATCATATATATTATTCTGATTAATTTGTTTAACTATTGAAATTAATTTTTCAATTGACTGATATTGTCCCGGAATATCGATATCCAAATCTGTGACTAAATCAGTATTATTATTTTCATATGCAACAAAATCTGCATCAAACTTAAATACCCAGTCAGTATTGACGTGATTCAAAGCAATTTGTCTAGCAACAGAAATTTGTACTCTAGAATCTAATTTAATGAATACAATATTGGATAAATGAGAAAAAGATTCTATTATGAATGATGAATTATCTGTAGATGCATTATCTACAATAATTATTTCATCAATATATTCGTAGATGGATTTGACTGATAATGCGACTGTAGATTCTTCATTGGTACAGATGATGATAGCGGATATAGTTTTTGTCATTCTAATTGTAATTGTATAATATAACTTATAATTGATTAAATGTTAAATTACAAAATGAAAAATTGAAAATATTAATAATAGTTCGAGTTATCTGAAAAAATAATCTAATTAAAATGACTGAATACGAACCATATATTAGATATTATCTAATCGATTTACCAAATGAATTATTGATTTTGATTCAAAGTTATTTATCTGATAAAGACAATAGAGCATTATTGTTAACTTGCAAAAAATTCTGTCAATTGAAACAATATGTCCGATTTAATGAACCAAAATCTTTAGATATATTGTTAAAGACATCATATTGCGAATGTTTTACCAATGTTATTTATGATAGTGATTTAGTTTTAAAAGTCTGTTTAAAGGAAATAAAATCAATTACCATACATAATTTTCCATCTAAATCTATTAATTTGAAACAATTTCCTAATTTACAAGAATTATATTTAGAAAAATATTCTCATGACATAAAATTAATTTTAGAATCAGTATACTTGTCTAGAATAAAAAAATTAGTTTTAAACAATAAAAGTTGTTGGAATTCATTATGCGACATTTTACCATTTCTTACCAATTTAGAACATCTCAAACTATCATTATATAATATTTATAAATTAGGCGATAATCTTAAAAATCTAACCAAATTAAAATATTTAGATTTGGGTTTTGATCAATATAATAACTTTCCATTGAATGATAGTCTAAGTACTCTAACAAACCTAGAAGAATTACGTTTGCATAATTGTTTTAATCATCCACTTGATCATAGTTTATCAGAACTAACTAATTTAAAAATTTTGAAATTAGGTAACAGATTCAATCAACCATTTTATAACAGTTTGTCCCATCTAATCAATTTAACTCATTTAAATTTTGGTCGTGATTTTAATTATTCACTTGGAAATAGTTTGTCTTGTTTGATCAATTTAACTCATTTATCTTTTGGTTATTGTAATTTTGATCAATCACTTGGAAATAGTTTATCTTACCTTGTTAATTTGACACATTTAACTTTAGCAGCATTTTATAATCATCCTTTAGGCCATAGTTTATATTCACTAACCCGCTTGACCTACTTGGAATTGGGAAATTTATACAATCATCCTCTTGGTGATTCATTATATAAAAATACAAATTTAACTCATTTGATTTTATCAACGCACTTTGATCGAGATCTAGGTACAAGTTTACATTCATTGACTAAATTAAAAATTTTATATTTGGGTTTTTATTTCAACAAACCTTTGAATCAAAGTTTGGTCACGTTGGTTAATTTAGAAGAATTAGAATTTAGTTTTAAATATAATCAAAAACTTAATTATAGTTTGTCAACTTTATGTAAGTTAACTAAACTTAAATTTAATGAAAATTATGATCAATACCTTGGACATAGTTTATTTCAACTTGAAAATCTTAAAGAATTACATTTGGGATACAAATACAATTATCCATTAAATGATACTCTGTCTAAACTTACAAAATTAACTCATCTTAAATTGACATGGTATTTTAATCAATATCTTGGTGATGATTTGTACATTTTGACAAATCTAAAAGTGTTAAAAATGGGCAATAACTATAATGTTAAATTTGGATATGCACTAAATATGTGTACAAACCTGACACACTTAACTTTATCAGAAAATTTTGATATACCATTATCAAATAGCTTAGATTTATTAACTAATTTAACATATTTGAATATGGGATTTGCTTTCAATCAAGATCTAGATAAAAGTTTACATAATTTAATAAATTTAAAAGAATTAGACTTGGGTGGTGGAAAATTTAATCAACCATTGGGATCATCTTTGAGTAAATTAGTCAATTTACAAACTTTAAAATTATCTCGAGATTTTAATCAAAAACTTGGATCAAGTTTGCATTCATTAGAAAACTTACAATATTTATATTTTAAAGACAGATATAATCAACCATTAGGTAACAGTTTACATTATTTGTTAAAACTAAAAGCATTATTTTTATATGGTGATTTCGATCAACCATTAGGCTATAGTTTATGTAATTTAATAAGATTAACTTACTTGGATTTAGGTGATTATAATCAACCATTGGATGATAGTTTGTTTAATTTAAAAAATCTGAAAATGTTAAGCATTTCCGACAAATATAATTACAAAATTCCCGAAGGTGACTTTAAAATATTTTATTATGATAATTATGATGGGTATGATACTTTTTAGTCATATTAAATATTGTTAATAATTAATATGAATTAAAAATTGAAAATATTATTAAAAAACATAATCAATAAAAATATTGTTTTGATATTATCTATTTATCTATGATCAAAACTAAAGAATATTCCGAATGGATTAGTCCGTTTTGTAATATTACAAATGACTATGATCAAATGCCGTATTATAGAATTGATTTAATCGATTTGCCAATTGAATTATTAGTTACTATTCATAATTATTTATCTGATACAGATAAGAGAACATTGTTTTTAACATGTAGAAAATTCAATCAATTGATTCCATATACTCAATTTAATGAACCTAAATTGTTACGAAATTTATTCGACACATCATATTACAGATATTTTACCCATATAAAATATGATTATAATTTGAATTTAGATGAAAAATTATATTTTGAAAATCAAATAATACAAGAAGATTGTTTGGAGCAAATAAGATCAATTACTGTTCAAGAATATTCATTCTATTCAATTGATTTTAAACAATTTCCTAATTTACAAGAATTGTATTTTAATAATTTTGAAATTAGAAACTTACATAATGAATTAATACAATTGCCGGGATTAAAAAAATTAGTTTTTAATAATCATTACCTTGATGATGAATATATTATTGATGAAAATGAAAATCCATATCCAATTTCGTTATGTCATACTTTACAATTTCTTCACAATCTGACTTATCTTAAACTACCTAGTTATTACGATTATCCATTTGGTGATAGTTTTTCAAACTTAACTAAATTGACATATTTGAATATGGGTCATGAATTTAACTTTCCATTAGATGATATTCTATCCCCATTAAAAAATTTGGAAGAATTACATTTGGGTGGTAATTATAATCATCCTTTAAATAAAAGTTTGTCTAGACTTGTAAATTTAAGACATTTGACTTTATCAAATAAATATAATCATCCTTTAGGAGATAGTTTACGTTCATTATATCGTCTGACTCATTTGGCATTAGGATGTGAATATAATCGTCCAATTGGTGAATCATTAACTAAGTGTAAAAAATTAACTCATTTGACTTTATCAAATGAATACAATTTTCCATTAGGGAACAGTTTACATTCATTAATTAATCTGACCCATTTGATATTAGGAAATAAATATAATCATTCAATCGGTAATTCATTAGTTAAATGTACAAATTTAACTCATTTGACCCTATCAAAAAATTTTAATAAAAATCTAGACAATAGTTTACATACATTATATAATTTAAAATTTTTGGATTTAGGTGAAAATTTCAACAAACCTTTGAATCAGAGTTTAGCAACTTTAACTAGTTTGACTGAATTAACCTTATCAAAAGTTTATAATCAATATCTAAAAGATAGTTTATTTCAACTTGAAAATCTCGAAAAATTGTCAATGGGATATAAATACAATCATCCATTGAACGATACTCTTTCTGAACTTACAAAATTGATTGATCTAAAAATGTCATTCGATTTTAATCATTGTATTTACAATGAATTGTACGAATTAAAAAATCTCGAATGGTTATATTTAGGTTTCAAATATAATTTAAAAATCGGAGATGCATTTAAAATGTGTAAGAATGATTCAAGCATTGATATTGATTCTGACTATGACTAATTTCGAATAAGTAATTCATAATTACTTATTCGAAATATAATAATTCATATTAATTGTTAATAATTAATATGAACCAATATAATATATATTTTTGTACCCTAAACGTGCCAAATCAATTGCTGTAAGCTAACCCGCCCATTCCACTCATAATTCTTAGGACATTATAATTAACAGTGTAAATGAACACTTTGTTATCGGTATCTTGGAAGACATCTGCATAAGGATGATTAGCGAATTCGTTATAGAACAAATCCAATTGCGCGGTATCAATACGAGAGAAATTGAGAGTACCACTTGGTTGATGGATAACGGGTTCTAAAGCGAACGAATAAACGTTAAGGCCGTCGGATGGGGTATCAGTGAAACATTGCCATGGTTGGACATAATTGAAATAAGAACCGGGACGAATAGTGAATCGATCTTGTCCATTGAGACGGAGTAAAGCCGCAGAGACTGGGTTACGGGTACCATCAATCAAAAGACCATAGTTGAAACGATCCCAAACACGGACGTCGAATGCTTGAATGAAACCATTACGGTTATCACAGTCGAATTTATCAATAGGAATAGACAAATCGACAATGGTCAAGTCATTACGAGTGATTTCATGCACTTCTGGGTAGAAATAGTCGGAGTTGTTATCAGTATCGGCATAAATCTTGACAATACCTTCGACTTTAGTACGAAGATCACAATGTTTGTTTTTCATCAAAAGAGGTTCAGATTCAGACAGAATACCAATGAATCGTTGACTACCTTCGAATGAATCTTCGACTGCATCAGTAGAGAACTCATAAGTTGGTTGATAAATTGGATCTGCGGGATTGATTGCAATGTAAGTCTTACCATCATTAACATATGAATCTTCACCCGGGGCAAGAACAACATCATTGAAGAAACCAAAGCAATCCAAATCATATTGAGCCAAGATAAGATTCTTAGCCGCAGTACGGAGAGCTTCAACCCACTGATCTTGATAAGGAACCCAAACCATGAAAAAGTGACCATGATAGTTAGCAAGTTTGGTAACCCAATAAAGAGCTTTAGATGGATGATTGAATGTTAGTTTATATTTAGCAGAGTTATTTGTTAGAGATTCTTCGCCAGAATGTTGTAATTGTTCAATAAGATATTCGTGACTGACTTGAGCATATCGGCGACGTTCTTCAGTATCCAGATAAACGTAATCAACATATAGAGATGCATCAACTAATTCAAGATCATTAGGTGTGTTACGGAAACAATCAGTAGAAATGAACAATTCATCAAGACGTCTGAAATGGATATTGATTTTGACTTCATGATACTGGAGCGCAATCAATGGCAGAGCGAGACCATTGTTACGGTTAAAGTAGAACTGCAAAGGAATTTGCATAAGATATTGTGGTTTGAGAATAGTTTGATTTGGACAATCCCAAGAGAGACGACTAAGTTCGGTAAGTTCGGGCACATCACCAATCATCTTGGCATAACCACGTTCTTGTCCGACTGGATGAGTAAGTTCATACCAGATATTGAGCCAATCGGACCATTGTTTATCAATTTGACTTCCACCAATTTCGAGTTCAATCCATTCAATAAGAGCATGACCAACACGACGAACCCATGCGAATTCAACGTAACCAAGCTTATCAAATGAACCAGAATATACAACTTCTGGCAAAATGGCTTTGAGATAGATTTTAGTGATTAAATCACCACTACGACTGATTGTACATGTCGTCTTACGACCGAAATTTGCATTGCCATTGAAGAATTGTTCAATAGCTTCGGTCGCGAAATTTGTATAACGACGATAGACTACTTTGAAGAATGTAATTTGTGGATTTCCTGTTAGGTATATATCCTGCGAATACTATTTATGTGAATGTGAAATAGTATGTTTTCCCATTGGTTTCCCAATAGGTCTGACTATATCTTATGAGATCATTTGTTTATGATCCCCGACCGACATTTAGTCGATGAACTGCATGGTTGTACTGGATTATAAATAAAAGTTGAAAATAAAAATTATGGGTATATTTCAATATATAAAAGGCTTTATGATATAAGATAAAAATAGTGAAAATGGTTAAAAACAATTTTGATTATATTGATGTTGAAAAAGATAAAAATAATTCAGAGATTTATATGATAACTTGTCCCTTAAACAAAAAATATATTGGAACTTGTAGAATGGTATTATCAAACGAGCGTAAAGCCGGTCATCTTCAACGTTGGTTGGCACATGTATCAGAGGCAAAAAATAATAAGAATTTTTGTGTTGCACTTGATGAGTCAATTCGTAGACATAATGGAATAGGTTTTGATGTAAAAGTTTTAGAGGTATGTCCTACTGATAAAAGAGAAGAACGTGAACAACATTATATCAAGCATTATAATACTCTGGTACCTAACGGGTATAATATGACTCAAGGTGGACGTGATGGAAAAAGATCTGAAATTACTCGTCAAAATATTATTATTGCTAACACCGGTAAAAATAAAGGACGCGTGTATAATAAACAAGAACGTAAATACGAGGGAGATTCTGAGTTACCTAAATATGTATCAAGTATACATAATAAAGAAGGTAAATTATCAGGATACAGACTTGATAAACATCCATGGCAAAAATATATTAAACAAACTGGTGTTGTATGTAAGAATATTAAAATTCCATCCGAGGCTTTGGAACGTGTTCTAGAAAAATTAGAAGAATATGATAAATTATATGATGCCTTACCTAAAGAACAAATTGATAGTCTTAATGGTAAAACAAAACAATTTATTATTAAAGATAATAAACCAATAGAAAAATCAGATAATAATAAACCTAAATCATTACCTACTAATCGACAACAAATTAAATTAACACTAGATTCAGATAATGAATCTGATGATGAAATTAAACCATCACGAAAAATTAATTCTAAAATAGATAAAGATTTTGCCAAAGATATGAGATCTGCAAGATCAAAATTACACGAACCAAAAGATGAACCAGTAAATGAAACTAAATCATCTACAATAATTAAACCCGTATCATTAACTAGAAAAAGTATCAAACAAATTAAATCAGATGTATCAAATAATGATACTAAATCATCAAAAACCAAATCATTGACCAATAAATTAGATGAACTAGAAGATAATACTGATAATGAAACTAAGCCAATACTAAAAACTAAAACCAAATCATTGATTAAAAAATTGGATGAACAAGAAAATAATTCTGATAATGAAATTAAGTCAAAAACTAAAACCAAATCATTGATTAAAAAATTGGATGAACTGGAAGATAATACTGATAATGAAACTAAGCCAACACTAAAGCCAAAAACTAAACCAACATCATTGAATAAAAAATCTACTAAACAAGTAAAATCAAAAGATTTTGATAATCAAGAACCCATTATTGAAAAAATGCCAATTAAAAAACCTATTATTAAAGAAAAAAAGCAAGAAATTAAAAAATCATAAAATCCAGTAAAACCACTTGGCTGCTGATTGCCCATTTTGCTAATAAGCTAATAATCTTAGCTTGCTAACAAATACTTAAGATTGTCACTATACCAGAGTGTTCTCTCTGCCATGATAATGTCACCACTATCATTTAGTACTTAAGTCTTTAGGGTGTTCCAGCAATTTGACGGTCTTGCCATTGAACCATATTTAGATCAATGACTAGCAGGTTATATAGAGTACATTGTTATGAGGCCGATCATAACATTATTTAGTACTCCCTAATACTTATAGGTGTTTATATCATATGGTGGTATTAGGAACCATATGACCCCCCTACTATTGATGCCCAAGATCTCTAAGCACCATACGCAACTAATTGCATTAAACCACCGGCCATGTTTATATATACTATTATACAGAAAAAAAATTATTTAGAAAATCTCAAAATAATTCTTTATACATTTAAATGGTAATTCTTGGGTGAAAATTATGCGTTTTATTTAAAAACATAAAATATATAATCAAAAAGATATCGATTATTATCAAATAATCATATATAAATGGATTATTTGATAACTCATAATAAAATACCACAATTAATTATGTCCAAAATCAAACAAAAAAAATTACAATCTAAAAATGTAGCAACTTTGGATATCAAGCATCAAGAAAAATTGTCAAAATTCGAATTAGGGCGAAAATTATTACCTAATAAAATCAAGAAATTAAAAGAATTAGAAGAAGAATTAATTAGTCTAGAAAATAATTCAAATCCTATTTCTGGTTATGATACAAATGATATTAAAAAACGAGCATTATTAAGAGATTCTATTGATAAAATCAAAATAGAAATTGAACGGATTGAAAATTCGCATGATGAATTGAAATATTTTATGGACACACTCGATATCCTTATCAATTATTATGATCCATGTGATAATAGTTCTTCTGATGATAATGTCAATTTAAATGATAATGTTAATTTAAATGATAATGTCAGTGACAATATTAGTGATAATTTATCAGAATCAGATAACATAAGTCCAACAAATAAAAGAATGGATATACTAAGTTTCTTTAATATAGATTCAGTAAAAAGTAAAAAATCAAATTCTGGACAAACACAATTTGAATCAATTGTTGATGCCGGTAAAAAACAAAACAAGGCATTGTTGTATGATAAATATCGAGAGATAACTGATGAAAATTATCGTAAAAAATCGGAAATTAGTTTTACGACAAAATGTCCTAATTGTAATTTAGATCAAATTCTTAATCAAACAGATGGATGTTTTGTATGTCAAAAATGTGGAAATTTAGAACCATTACTTATTGAAAGTGAAAAGAGAAACTATCGCGATCAAACACAAGATAACAATACTTATGCATACAAAAGATCCAATCATTTGAATGAATTACTGAGTCAAATTCAAGCAAAAGAAAGTACTGAAATTCCCTTGGAAGTGTACGATAATATTATTAAAGAAATTCGTAAAAGAAAAATTAAGAAAGATGAAATAGACATTTTTAAAATGAGACGAATTCTTAAAAAATTAGAATTGTATAAATATTATGAACATGTATCACACATTATTTTTAAAATTAATGGTCGTAAACCACCAGTTTTTTCAAGAGAGGTTGAAGACAAAGTAAGACAAATGTTTCGTGATATTCAAAAACCATTTGAAATGTTCTGTCCTAGTTATCGTAAGAATTTTTTAAGTTATTCATATGTTCTACACAAATTTTTTGAATTGTTAGAACTCGATGAATATTTAGTTTATTTTCCATTGTTAAAAAATACTAAAAAATTAAAACAACAAGATCGTATCTGGGAGAAAATTTGTTTTTATATGAAATGGCAATATATTCCAAGTATTTAATTTATTATTTATTTACTGTTTATAGATACTAGTCATATCTATAACATAACGATATCTAACTTTACTTGTTTTTAGCATCTCGTGTGTTTTGTTAATATCTTTAATATCAATAATTTGAGTTTCAGGATAAATGTTATTATTAATACAAAATTCAATAAGTTCTGCTGTGTCTGGTATTCCGGCCATGATAGAACCCCTAATAATCTTAGCTTTTCTATTAACTTTATCCATATCAATAGCTTGAGTATAAAAGCAACCAATATTCCAATAAGTACCCATCGTTTTGATTAAATCTAGATAAGGACTAGAATCATGGGCAAATGGAATTGTATCAATAACTAGATCAAAAGTATTTAAATATGGTTTTAATTTATCGTCATAAATTAAAAATGCATCATCTGCACCGAGTCTTTTTGAATCTGATAGTTTTTCAACAGTACGAGTTAAAGCAGTTACATGCGCACCCATAGCTTTAGCTAATTTGATACCCATGTGACCTAAACCACCGATACCGGCAATAGCGACTTTATCACCAGGTTTAACCCCAAAATATTTCAATGGAAAATACATTGTAACACCCGCACATAATAATGGAGCGACACGATCAAGTGGTATATTATTTGGAATTTTGAAAGCAAATTGTTCTCTGATAATGATAACATTTGAATAACCACCATATGTAATTGCACCAGTTGGTTTTAATTCACCAGGTCTACGATCAGGTGAATTATAAATTTCAGTAAGATCATTATCACAATATTCAACAAATCCTTTTGTACATTGGGGGCATTGTAAACATGAATTATAATTTGGACCCATTGCAACATGATCACCAACAACAAATTTAGTTACTTTGGAACCAATTTTAATAACTTTTCCAGATACTTCATGCCCCGGAATTAAAGGATATTTTGTATTTTTCCATTCATTAAGAATAGTATGCCAATCACTATGGCATACTCCACAATATAATATTTGAACGACTATATCATCTTCTCTTGGTTTACGTCTTTCAAAATCCATTAATTGCAATGGGAAATCACTTCTAATCGTACCATAACCAATAGATTTAATTATAGAATCATCAATATTTAATGTATAATTTGATAAACTATATGGTTGCGGTTTTTGTAATCCAAATTCATCAATATTTGTCACTGGTTTATCATCAAGTGATTTTATTAGTTTATATTGTGTTATTTTAGGATTTGAATTTGAATTCATATTACTAATAATAAATTATATGATATAATTTATTATTCATAATATATTAATAAAATTTGTTCAGTCTGGTTTAATTTTAATATGGATTATTCTAATGCGGACATAGTAACTTTAAAATGGGCTAAATTTAAATTGCTACTGGAACCAGACTGGGCGCCCCAAAACCCAAAGCATTATAACCAATAGCGAAACCGGCACCAGTTCTAGCACCAAATGAAACTTCTGGTGAGAAGATATCCAAAATTGCAAAGACAAATGCCGCGGTAATGCCGATCATAATAATCTCTTTCAAATCTAATTTTTCTTTTCCGAAAAAGTGGGCCGCGACTGCAACTGCTAATCCTTCGAGTAAATATTTCAAGGCCTTTTTGATAACTCTGTTGTAATCCCAATTGAAACTACCACTAGAATAAATACTTGGGTTAGTGGGATCACCAACTGTAGACACACTTACACCAGGAGGCATTGGAGTCGGAGGATATGCCGGAGTTGGATTCAATTGAATAGAATTATTTCCTTGTTTACGAGATAAATAATTCTTGATTCGATTCTGAATAGATGAGTGATTATTATTAGGACTAACAGGCACTTGAGTTTGTAATTGCAATGGTGATTGATTTTGATTTTGCCAATGCGCAGGCACTGGTTGTGAATATGGTTCTTGCATCTTTGTTTGTTTTAATTCATGTGATATATGTTCAGGAAGATGCATACTCATAAATTGGTTAGAAATTGTATATGGTTGTTGATATACAGGCATCGCGGGTTGCCCATTTGCGGCAGGTAATACAAAAGATGGAACTTGATTTTGGAATTGATTTTGGGCCAATAAATTATCATAATAAGTTCTTTGTACTGGCGCTTGTACTGGCGTTTGCGCTTGTACTGATACTGGCGTAGTTGGATCCATCTATAAACGTTAATTATATACTTTTTGATTAGATAATAAAAATATTATATTGGTTTAAAACTTATAATTAATATAATATTAGTTTTAATATTAATATTAGTATGACTAATCCAAATTCAAATTTAAATACAAATCTAAATTCCGAGAAAAAACTGACTAATGCAGTTTTAACAGAAGATGAACCATATAAAAATCAATTATATTTTACAATTTCTTTTTTGACACCGAAACAGGTTAGTCCCATTGAACATTTGGATATCTATGGATTTAAAGTACTTGGATGTCATGCTACATATGTTGATGCATCTGAATTCAGTTCAAAAGTAGAAGAAGAAAATCCAAAATTTGATGTATATATTGGCGAGGTTGGAAAGATTCATCCATGGGACGATCAATCTAAAGTGGACAATGTTGAATATAAAAACAAAAAACTTAACGACATGGATCGCGCCTATCGTGAATCTCAAGGTAAAGTAAAATTGATTAAAAAACAAATGGAAAACGAACGTAATTCTCAGATTGAAAGTAATAATGAAGATGGTCGAAAATTAACCTTAATGAATAGATTAAGAAACAAATTGAAAGAAAAAGGAATTATTACCGATAATGAATTAAAAGACATTGCTAACACAACAACACCAGTTAAAACACATCGTAAAGATGTTGCAGAGGCAATAGAAAGAATGAATAAAGAAATGATTTTAGTTAAAGACACTGATTATTTGGAAGAATCTGATCCCGGGCCATATTTATATGGTTGTGTTACTTTTTATTCAAATAAAAATTATGTTAATCTTAATCAATTCAGTTTCAAAATTCGTGGATTTAGTACTGATTATGATGGTATTATCAAAAGAACAAATAAACTTAAAACTAAATATCCATTAGATACAATTTATGTATTTCAAGTTGGTAAATGGTCACCTTATTGCGAAACTGATGATACACCAGAGTTACAATTAATTAAATTAAATTATGGAGTGAAAATGTACATTGACTATTTCGAAAAATCTAAAGAAGATTACAATAAACGTAAAGAATTACTTAAAGCAACTGCTAATAAAAATAATAAGAAATTAAGAAAAGCCAAAAATTTAGTATCTGATAAATCAAATGATAAACCGGATCAATCTGATAAACCAGAGAGACCCGATCTATCTGATCAGACTGATCAAATTCAAAATCAAGATCAAAATTCAATGACAATAGACATGCCAAAACCAATCTTCGATAATATAGGTACTGCAGATGAATCAACATTATCAAAGTTAATGGAAATCGAGAAAATCTACGAAGAAATGAAAAAGAAACAAACAGAAAATGCTTAATTATAATTTATAATATTAATTATAATTAAGCAAATGATCGGAACATTAATGAAAATACTTTTTTTTATTGGATTAATATTGATTATGATAAGTTTAATTCGAGGATATAATCAATGTCCGGAACAAAAGACCGTATATAGATATATACCAAGAACATATTTAATAGATCAAGAAATTGATCCAGTTCCATTAAACGATGTATTTTACGGTATGTTTAACGATCCAACTCCATGGGCATTCCCGATTGATAATGAATTACGTAGATTACAATTAGGTAGACCAATTGTTGATACTTATTTGAATCCAATTTAATTTGAATTTAAATTTAAATTTAAATTTAATTTTGGGCAACTTTAACAACTTTAAACGGTGTAAATTTTTTGGATGGTAAAATAGAATTAATATTAAATTCGTCATTCATCATACGTTTATCATATTCTGGATCATAATATTTTTTATGAAATTCTCTAAATTGAGAAGATCCAAATTTGAAAGAAAATTCTCTATCTTTTGCCCTATACCAGAATATTTTTTTAGAGATATCTTTACTGGGTTTACGATTATCAAGGACTAAAGATCCATAATCTTTGACAACTTCATCAAATACAAATTCGAATATTTTATAATGCGGGAACATATTTACATAATGTTCATATAAACGTCTTTTATTTGAAGAAAAATCTTCATTTAAAATAAATATGTAATCAAAATTTGTTCTTAATTCTGGCGGAACTGACATTGAATATTGTGTTGTAAGAATATAAGTTAATTTATAATGACGACCATTTGCTAAAATTTCTAGAACAGTGGGATCTTTAATCCAAACATTTTTTTGGGCGAGACAATCATCCATAACCATAATAGCGGATGGATCAACTTTTAAACCTTTGGCGGCTTTATGTTCTGCCTTTTCCATCATTTTCTTTTGACGAATCAATGTCTTTTTAAAAATAACCGGTGAAACTTCATAATGAATATATAAATCAGGGAAAAAGTTTTTATAAAATGAGTTCAATCTATCTGTTGCGGCTATGAGAATACCGCCGGGTATATTTTGATTATGATACATTATATCACGAATAATCCAACTTTTACCAGAACCACGTTTAGCGATGGCCAGTATACTTGGATGCGCAACCATATTATTTATAGAAAATTCATTGATTTGAAAATCAGTGTAATTCATACTATAACTTACTAATATATTTTATTAATAACCTAAATATCGATAGTTACTAATTTGCCATCAATTACTTTTTTATTATCTAGTATTTCGTATAAATGAATATTATTAGGAACAGAATGGTAATTAATACCAGAAATAACTTGGTTATTTTTGTTAACTAATGCCATTCCAATTAAACCTTCATAAATACCATTTGGTTCAACCCATTGTTCAATGCGTCCTTTGTCTGGAATTAGTTTCTGATACCATTTACGTGGATCAGGTAAATCAATTAGAATACCCTTTTGTGTGTGTGTATTAGAATTTTTATTCGAAATTGTTTTTAAATAAGTCAATAATGTATGACATGCATCATATAATGGATTATGTGGTATCCAAAATCTATCATGGAATTCTATTTCTTCATCACTTGCATTGAATAAACTATTGATAACTTCATATTTGACATCTTGAATATCATCATGAGTCAATTTAACTGGATTACTAATAGCATCATCAATTGCAATTTCGCTACCATATTTTAAATTTTTATCAGATAGTAAACGTTCTTTTGTGTTATTTAATATATACCTTAATGGCAATATATTATTCATTCCTAAAAAATTATTAATCCGACCAATATCATAACCCGGATTATCAGTCCAAATTTGTACTTTTCTATCTTTAGTATTTTCTGCAAAATTAAATGCAAAATCTTGTAAATGTTCTGCGCAATCTGATACATATACATTTGGTTTAACAAGTTTGGCACTCGCGTCAAACAATTCTTTATGATCATTTATCCATAAAAGAGTATTACTATCCGGTTCACCGGGGGGTAATGAAACAAAAAATGATGTTAGGAATTTCATACATTTTACATCATATACTACAATTCCAATTGATGTTGGCAGAGAATTTCCTAATCGATTATTTCCTTCAGTATCGACAGAAACAATAATATCAAGTTTGTCTATATCCATTATGTAAAATTAGACAATTAATGTTAAATAATAATATGATATTGGTCATGTAATATCATATTATTAGATAACTTGATAGTAATTTTATTTTTCAACTTTTATTAAATTAATACCAATATTCAGTCATCATTTTTTGATTATCAATTGGTACATAATGGGGTAATGATTTTTCAGATACAATTGATAAATTTGAATTATGATTATTGGTATTTAAATTAGAACTTGACGGTGGATATAAATAAAAATACCAAACTAACCAAACTACTAAAGCAATAACTAAAGGATATTTATAAGACATTGATTTTACTTCTGTACCATCAACAGTTTTAGTTTCATATCCAATGCCTAATAAATATAATGCTACATATGCAACAACAAATGTAGTGATAGCCATGATATATGAATTTTGGAATATTTTAGCGTCAAATGACATTTTTATTATAATTATAATCTATTTTATTTTATTGGAGAATCAAATTTGTTTGAAATAACTTTTATTGGGATCTTTGAATTTCTTAGTTTCAGAACCTTTATTATTATAAACTTCAATATAATCTGTTCCTTCAATAATTGATTTTTTAATATCTGTCATACTTCGAGTACTTTCATCATCAAATCTCATATTAATAAGTTTTCTTGTAGTATCTTCTGTAACATCTGCACTAGAATGAGATTGATCCAATAACATTGGATTGAATTTGTTTATACTGAATGTCATACTGTCATTTTTATTACCAGTTCTTGTAATTAATGGTTTTTTATTTGCATCAACGTCAATATCATTTGGTGTCCTATAAAATAAATCATCTTTGGGAATGGATATTTGCATTGGTTTTCTATTTACAGGTATAGATATTGGACTCGGTGCGGGAAATTTATTTTGTTCGCGATTTGATAATATATTTTCCATTTGTATTAATTGTTTCATTGTTTCACTCTCTTGTTTATTCATTTTAGGAACTTGTTTTAAGGTATTAATATCAATTGCTTGCGGTTGTGGTATCGGTTGTATGGGTATCGGTTGTATAGGCATTGGCATCGACATAGGTTGAATAGGTTTTAATTCATAAGTATTATGATTATTGTTATTGTTATGGTTATTATTGTTATTATTATAGGGTAAATTGATTGGTATACTTAGATACTCTTGTAAGATTGTTTTTAACGGGAGTGTTTTATCGATGGCTTTATAAATACAAGATCTAATGGACAATATTAAAGTTGATTGATTTTTTTTGTATTCGATACTAGAAATTTCATGATAATATAAATAAGCATGATTAAATGATTCTTTAGAAGATTCAATATAACATCGATGAATAAAATTTTCGACAGAAAGATTTTCATAAAATTCGGGAGTAATTTTCTGATTAATTTTATCGGAACTTGCTAATAAAACAACATGACTTTTAATCACGGCTTTGAATAAATCATCAAAATATTCAATTGCACCACTTTTTGATTTAATTCGTAATGTTTCATTTTGTATTAATTCAACATTCCATTTAGGAATATTTTGTAATAATTTTTGAAAAATAATTATTAATTTATCTCGATCAGTATCTTTTTGTGAGATTTTAACTGCATCTTCATAAATTGTTTTAAATCCTTCATAAATAAAAGGTGTAATAATATCAACTAAATGATTTGTATATTTATCCTTTCTTGCTAAAAATAAACTAATTCCAACAGAATCTATGTTTGCATCCATTATTATTATAATTATAGTATAAATATGATATAATTAACTAACAGAAAAATTCAATTTAATTTAAGCATATTAATTCAGGCATATTGATCTAACATAATTCTAGGATCAGTTAAATCGTTATTAGGATTTAAACTTTGAATCCATCCCGGTGGATATGCAACTTCGCCATTACCATATGAACCAACATCTCTAAGATGTGTTAAATCATATTGTCTACGCAATTGTCCGAGATCATTCAATAAACGTTCATTTGTATAATAAGATTTTTTAGCCTTTAACTGTTCATATGGAGTGTATACATCTTGATTTTGAGAAAGATCGCCGTCAGTGTTAGTTTTAATAATAAATGTTGGATCAATATAACCAATGATGTCCGAATCATTGTTACCCCTTTTAGCAATAAATTCATAAGTACGTTTGTCAATACATGGACAACCGACACCATTTGGACCATTGGCACAAGTCATATTAGTTCTAACATAATCTTCACTTGGACCCCCATTGACAGTTTGAATACATTGTTCTAATTGTCCAGATGACATATTATCAAAAGGAACTGGCCATTGAGTTCCACAACAAGCGGGGCTACAAGTCATAGTGTCAACTAGGAATGGTTTAATTCCATCAAGAGAAGAATTATTATAATAATTTGCTAAATTTGAATCATAATGTTCTGGATCTAATGGATCAACTCCGGCAATATCGTCAAAGGTTTCTTGTGTGTTTGAATATGGTAGCCATAATAAGAACAAGACGACAATGACTATTACAATAATAATTGCAACTTTGGATGACATTCACTTTTATATTGTTTAAATGACATTTTTATTATTTAATTACTATAATATTACGCATAATCGAACATACAGTTATTTATTTAAAAATATATAATTGTATCTTATAGTCTATCAAATAATTGCTAAAATTAATAATCATTGTCTACAATATCTTCAAAATCTAAAATATATATTCAGATAATAGTACATACAATTATTTATTTAATAATCAATAATTGTATCTTCATCATTCAATACCTAATAATTCATCAATATCCACTTCAAGATATTCATTTAATTTTTTTATAAATAATTCATTATCATTAATCATTGTTTTGAGTTTATTTAATTCATTTTCATCATTTTTAGAACGCTTTAAATTCTTACTGATATCACAGAAGAAATTTAATATATATCTTGGTAAATTTTCATATTTTTTATCATATAATTTATCTTTAATGTATTCAATATCAGTTATGTCTTCTGGTTTATTATCTTTACAGTGCTTGTAATAATTATATATTAGTTCACTATGTTGTGAATATGTTGTGAATAGGTATTTTTTAATAGATTTTTTTAATGTAATATCATTTTTATCTAAATTTAAATCATAAAATTTAGGTTCGGATGAATCTAATGTTAAAACACATGTATGTATTTTTTTATTATTATAATTATTTATTATCGTTTTTGATTCACAATTTAATATGTTAAAATTATTTAATATTTGATCACATATTGTTTTATTAAAATTTAATTTATTGAATTGTGGTTTTATTATAATATTAACAACACAAGTATCAGAATATCCAATTATCTTATATTCATTGAATATTTTAATATTTGTAAACTTATCGTTAAAATATATTCTCTTATCTATATTGTATTTTATATTATCAATATGCAATGTTTCAGTTATATATTTTTTATATTTACAATAAATTTCTTTAATTCTTTCAACATCATTATAATGTTTAACAATACTGTCTCGTATTTTATCAGCTTCATCTTTTTGTGATGAATTTTTATTAATACTTTTACCGTGAAAACAATCACTACATATACATTTATTATTTTCTGTATGTTCTTTATTTATTGAATCAGAACAAGAATCATAATAATACATGATATTATAAATATCATATATTGGTATTTCTGAATAATAACCATCATCCATAATTTTTCTCATAAATTGCAATATAATACATTCTAATGGACACAATGGTGGTAATTTTTGTTTTTTGTAATATTCTATTATTTTTTCTTGAATATGTTTTATAATTTTTTTAAGAGATTCTGTATATTGTGCGTATATTGTATTTTCACTTGAACTATACAATAATAAAGGAATGATATCATTTGGATATTGAATCTTATTTTTTATTGATTTTTTATTATTATAATCTATTTCTCTTATCATTTTATTATAATCAAGTATTGAATAAGATTTAATGGCTTTAGTGGATAGTTTTTTCAAAACAGTAATAAATTGACCGTCCTTATGTCTTATAAAATCATTTTCAATAATATTCGACATAATATAATATTCCATGACAGAATAACGAATAACATGATGACCCCAATCTATATTAAATTTTCTTTTTGATTTGTCTTCTATTTCTGTAACTTCTGTTAATTCATCAGATGAATCTGATTCCAACCATTCATCTAATTCATATGTAGCTTGATCTATTGATTGTAAAGTATATTTATGTTTATTTGGTTTTATAATATTATTGTCAATTTCTGCATATATATCATCATTATCTGTTACATAATCTTGTATTCTTCTATATTTATGATAACTATTAATACAATGTAAATTTGGTTCTATTTTTTCATCCATTATAATTTTTTCTGGAAAAGCAAAATTAAACCTATTCCATATATCATCATAATTATTCTCAATACCAATATATATTGATTTTTTTTGTCTTGTTATAGCTACATGTAGCAGTGAATCATAAACTAAATTACATTTTTCTTTACTAATAATTGTAAGCGCGCTTTCTGTAATTCCTAATACAAATACTACTTCACATCCATTACCTTTTGATGCATGTATGGATAATATTCTTGTTGAATTTTCTGATTCTTTTAAATTTATTGATTTACCTTCATCTGATTTATGCAAATATACATATTGATAATAATTTTTATCATAATTTTTATCATTAATTTTATCTATCCAATATGTTTTCTTTTCTTCTATTAACATTTTTTGATATTTAGAATCTTTAAATTTATTAATCCAAAAATCTTGTAATCTTTCTGCCAACAAGAACGCAAAACTATTGTGTGATAAAATTGGAAATATAAACATGAAATTATTTGGTAAATATTTATTTTTGTCTATTTCTTTCTCCATATATACTATTATTTTATCAACAAGATCATCATTTTTTTCATGGTCATGATCATTTGAATATATTTTTGGTACTTGAAAAATTGTATATGGATCATTTTTTTCATGTTCATCTTTTTCATGATCATATTTACAAGGAATATCACATATTCCAGTAATTGGCGACAAACCATAATTTTTAAATGGAATAATATCGTTTACAAATTTTATAAATTTTTTATTATGAAATCGCATTACTTTGTTTATCCCACTGCTTCTTTTAATATGTGTATCTAAATTATTTTTATCAATATGTGTATAAATATTATGTTCCCCAAATACACTTTGTAATTTATCTCCAATAACATACACATCAGTTTTAGTTTCTTTTATTATTCTATCAAATGCTTCAATATATTCTTTTCCTAAATCTTGTGCTTCGTCAATAATAATTAGACATTCATTATCAATAGGTGATTTTTCACCGGCATATTTTATATTATCTTTTATAAATCCATTTTTAATCGTATCAACTATACTTTTAAAATAATCTATTTTCTTGTTGATTTTATTATGATTTACAATAGCATAATTAAATGAATCTATTGTACCGATATAGATTGTAATTTTTTTATTCGTTTGTTTGTTTGTATAAGATATTTTAATTTGTTTACCCCTACAACATTCTTCTAAATCAAATTTATTTAATTTACCATTTATCATTTGATCATTAAATTCATTATAAATAACTTCTTTTGCAGAATGCATTTTTGTAAGGTATATAAATGTATCTTTATTTTTAAATTGTTCATTTGTTTGTATAATTTGTATGCTTTCATATGTTTTCCCACATCCGGCGCCCCTTTGATTAAAATATATAGTACCTTTAGAATCATTATACATTTTATCTTGTTCTAAATTACAATCTTTACAATATTCTTTACGAATACATTGTAATACAATTCGTTGTTGATTAGAATCGTATTGATTTATTAAGTCTTTGGCATCTAATTCAAACCATTCAACTTCTGATCTGTTTTCTTCAGATGTTTTATGTTTATAAAATATTTCAAATACGAATGATATTTTATCATTATTTAAGTATGCTACATCTGCTATTTTTTTACCATTATTTTCAAATATGTACTCAAGTTTAATTAACGATTTTTCTGTAATTTCAGGAATACGCCATCAATTAATTTCTTCTTCACATTTATGACAATCTCTATAAATTTTTAATTTTATTTTGTTTTCTAGAATGTATTTTAATAGAATTTTGGCATTTTTATGGATTTGTGATTCATTATTTTGTTTATCATAAAAATCACACTTTGTATCTGCCTTATGTGCAAAATGATGAACCCTTACATCTCCTTTACGAATAATAACATCTTTACCACAGTCTATACATATATATTCATCTTCCTTTTTTGCTTGTTTAGGTGATGTATATTTATTATTTAATTTATTGTACGCGCCAAAATGTATATCAGTCATATTACTATTTCTAGTATTCTTAAATTTAAATGTTTATTAAAAACGAATACACATGCTAATAAAAAGTTTTTTAAATAAACAATTTTTTATTAACGCAATTATGATAAAATATTTAGAACACTAACAAGAACAAAACCAAATAGAGATACAATAAACTGTAATTCTTTTGATAATAATAATAAGTCAAAAGTGCAAGAACAACAATAATCAAAATCACATAACTGGATCTTTCGTTGTAGTAACGATCAACGGAGAAATCGGCCATACGTTATTATATATTATATTAATATATTTATTATTTTCAAGTAAATTGACCTTAAAATCCAATTATTATTTTGTAAATATCTTGGATAATATTCTATATATATATTGTATATCTTCAAATAATCATTTAATTTATTAATTGTAATGAAATCATTTGCTATATTTTCGTAAAAAATTTTATTATCCAATTTTTTTATAGATTCTTGATGTAATTGTAATGCTTCATCTTCTAATTTTATCAGAAATTTTTGTAGTTGCTGATATGATTTTCTTTTAATTGGATAATGTTCCAATGAAAAATATCTTGGTCTGATTAAATATAGTCCTTCTGGTGCAATAATAATAGATCCTAAGGTAGAACCTTTATTAAAATGATTCATAAAATTAAAAATATCATTTGCGCTGGGAAACTCGTACAGTATGCCGTCTTTTATTCTACCACCAATAACAGAATCATTGGGATGTGTATGAAAAATGTATTCAAAATCAAAATCATTTTTCATATGTATCGGCAATAAAATATTAGAATCATTCGTATTTATTCTATTTGTTTGCGCCGATATAATAATTTGAGTAATTTTATAATTCGAAATTTTAATTGTACCAGAATGTTCAGAATATATGTATTTTGGATTAGGATGAAAATTATTATGACTTTCATAAATTAATTTTGATCCATTTTTCATTAATGCATCTAATATTTGTAATTGATTATGATCAATTAGAACATCATGATATTCGATATTTTCTTTTGTTCTAATAATCGGATTCAAAATTATATCATTTAATATTATCAAGTGATTTATAAAATTAATAAAAAACACACTAGGATATAATTTATGATGGGACATTTTATGTTGAATATTATCTGGCCAATGAATATCTTTTATTCTGAATATCTTTTTGCATTTACATTTAAAACATTCTTGATTATTTTCTAATTTCATAAAATAATTGGCCCAGAAATTGTTAGATTTTATATTAGATTTAAATTTAACTGATGGCAGTCTTTCTACAAAAGACAGTTTTTCTACAAATGAATCCAAATTTATAATGAACAATTGATTACATTGTTCATAATAATGATAATAATCGTCATGTGAAACATCCTTTATCCATGACATTTAATTTATGATGCGAAAATATTTGTTTCAATATTGCTTAATTCATAAGGTGCTATACATCGTCTTGTAGATAAATAATCTAAATATTTATTAGGATTACACAAACCTATTATATAATCATATGTACCTAAATTGTTTTGAATAGAAAACAAAAAACCATTTATATTACGATTCAAACAATAAGTATTATCTTTATTGATATATTCTAAATCTTCTTTTTCTATGACTTGTATATTTAAAATAAATTGATTTGTTTTAAATTTATGTAAAAATCCTTGTTCTTTAGGATAGGTTGAACATTGTTTTAAATCTATCATTGCTAAATTTTTATTATTGCTAAATAAACTTATTTTTGAATCAGTATTAAATGATTTATACGAATTGATATTATTTGTACTCGCGTGATACAAATTAATACCACTTTGTAATGTCACTAATTTAATATTATTTATCATAAAATTAATCGGTAAAAATTGTACATCATGGGAATTATTATTAATAGATGGATTTTGATATTGTATTTTTGAAACATTTACTGTTGGATTAATAACCAAATTTTGTTTCGATATTATGGGTTGTGTTATGGGTTGTGTTGTTGGTTGTGTTATAGGTTGTGTTATTATTGGCGATATCACATGTTGTGTTAAAGGTTGTGTTACTGTTGGTGATATGATAGATTGTGACACTGGTGGTCTCAAAGGCAATGGAATTGGTATTGTTATTTCAGGTGGAATTGGTGCATACGAGTTTTGACATGACATTCGCTATATTTATGTCAAATATTAAAAATGTGTTTAAACATTTAAAATTTAATATTTCATAACAATTAATGTCATATAATCGTTTTGAGATATTGAGTGAAAATTCTGATATTTTTGAGAAATCAAATAATTGTAAAAATAATGATAGTAACGATGAAGATATTAATTTAAACACCAAAGCTAATAAAAAAATTCCTTATAAAAGTAAAAAGAGTCCAAGACTTTCAACAGAATCATTTAGAGAAGAAGATTTATATAACTTAGAATCAAATAAAAGAATATTATGTTATTCTGCATTAAATAATGAACCATGTAAATACGGTCGAAATTGTATATTCGCTCATGATTTTTCTAAACAATTAATTGATGATCATCGAAAAAAAACATTCGAAATAATTTTAGATAAAAATTTGTGTGATTTCAACAATATGGACATCATCCAACAAGATTTCTTTTACAAATATTTGACAATAATGACAAACATGTGTGAATTATGTCGTAAGGGAAATTGTCCAGGGGGATTTAATTGTAGAAATGGTGCATTTCATCCTAATTTTAAAATTTGCAAAAATGATCTTATCATGGGTGGTTGTATCAATCCTTTAATGAATTTAAATATGGATCCAAGTTTAATTTCTATTTTTAATGTTGATTTTTGTGATTCGTATATCGGATGCATTAATGGTCATCATTTAACAACTCGCGGAATTATACCACATCGTAAATTTAATAAATCTAAAAATACAAATTCAATTCCAATTGAAATCGGCGGAGTTAGGTATATCGAAGAGGTTATTAAATCATATGAAAACAAAAATGTTAATTTTTCTAACAGTGAAAATGATACTGATAGTATTGATTTAAATCTTGATATCAATGATATTGTTAATGATAATATCAATGATGTCACTATTAATGAAATCAATAATATTAATGAAATCAATAATATTAGTGATAGTGATGATGTAGAAAAATGGTTTATAGAAATTAAAAATGAATCACTAGAAGAATTATATTATGTACACGAAGAACACAAAGAACTTATGAATTAAAATAACTAAACATATCTTTCTTTTGTTTAGCAGTTAAATTATTTTTCGTCATTTTGATTTTATCGATTTTTAATAAAGACTCGATCTGATCTTCTTGTAAATTATATTCTTTTAGCAATTGATAGATTTTGTCATATTTTTCTTCTTCAATAAGACTTTTTAAAATATTATTAATATGTAAAAAATCAATAATTGACATATTTTTCATATGTGAATTCGCTTGTGTTTTTGAAATTACTCTACAATTTATTTTTCTTATTGATGTTTTATTAAAATCTTTTGTATATAAATACGATTCACGATTTTTTTGTTTACCAGGTTGTTCATTTATTAAAAATGCAGGAATAACACAAGTATAATAACCATAAACTATTTGTAAATCCCATGCGGAATTACTATAAATAAATCCGTCTATAATATCGCCATAAGACAAATTTTGACTGATTTCATAAATCAATTCAATTTTAGTTTTACAAGAAAGTTTTTTGTATTGAGTTTGAATATTAGACAAATAATTTTCATGAAAAATCAAAGGAATTGTAGATCGATCAAGTTCATACATATCTAAACAACTTTTAATATCACAATAATCATTTAATAATTTTCGTCCGGCTTCGTAAATACTTAAATCAATGTCTTTCATTATTGCCGTTTCTGCATAATCTAAAAATATTCCTTCATCAATTATTGTATCAGAATAAATATTTTTCAAATCGTGTAATATTCCTATTAATCGACGTATATCATATTGTGAATGATTTATTATCCGACTAATAACATCATCATCTCGGTCTTTACTAAACGAAATCGATTCTGTTTGTGCAATTTTTTTAATAAATTTCTCTAATTCACTGTATTCCGGATGATTCATAATAATCTCTGCCGAATTTCTTTTCAAATAATTAACTATTTTATTATGTATTGGATTTGTTATGATTATCAATGGAATGTTTTTGTATTTGTCATTTAATTTATGTAGAATTTTAATACTTTCTTTCTCATTTGTACCAGTTATCATATCAATCTCGTCTATTACTAATGCAACTTTTTCTACTTGAAATACATCTAAATTCCCTAGATCTTTTCTATTTGATAACATAATATAATATTTTTTGATATTATTCACTTTTTTATTACTAATTGCAGCAAAATTAGGTACAACTTTTGTAAAACCTTTTTCTGCCAATATAATATCAACCATCAATGTTTTACCAATACCATGATTTCCCGATATGATAATATTACTATTTTTCTTTTGATATGTTTCTAAGAATTGATTAAATTGCAATAAAGCCTTACTATTACCAATTATATCTTCAGATTTTAATGGTCTATATTTATCATACCATGACATTGACATTGACATTGACATGGAATAAGATTGAGACTGATGAACAGACATTATAATTATACCTATTAAATGACTACTTTACTTATATAATTATTTACAAATAATTTTCAACATTTTTTAATGTTCATAACAAATAATATAATAATTTTCAAAAACAAAATATGTTAGTATAAGTATATATATCTATAATGGCAGACGCTAACGTTCCCCGTTCTAATTCAAGACGTGAATTAGATATAGCATCAATGGAAAGTAAGAATAAGTCCAATGATAACTTACAGGCCGAGACCAATAAATTATTACACAATGGTACTCTGACTGCAACAGAACTAGTTGAATTGAAACGTAAATATAATGATTCAGATATTTTGCAAAAAATCATGGATATGTATTCTAAGAAATACCATCAGATTTACAAAAAAGCAAATAAGATTGCCGATGCAATCATTGAACATTATAGTACTGGACAAAGGCCTTTCCATGAAATTATCAAAAAGGCCTTGAAATACAAAACTAAATACAATATGAATGATGTTGAATATGATTTAATGCGAAAGATTCTAACTCAAAAAGTATTTGGAAATCCTTCTGATCAAGGTAATGAATATAATATCTATAATCCAATTTCCGAAAGATCACGCATTGGTAAAGTCTTAGGTTCTGTTCGTCCTTATCAAGAACCTATGAACATTAATAAAGACACAGAAATGGCTCCTTTACAAGAAATTATTAGTTTGACAGAGGCTACAAAACAAATTCATACAAGTGTTTTTATGCAATCTTTAATGTATCAAGATTGTGGTGTAGAGGCAATGACTGGTGAATATGATCGCAAAACGAATAGTGCCGTTAATCACATTTCACCAGTTTTAGCCGCAATGTTCTTGCCAAAAATCGGTGCTTTTGATGTTCATATGTTATATGCCAGTATTGGTTCCATTGTTAAATCACGTTATGAACGTAAACAAATTATGACTCAACCAGACCAACTTTTATTCCAAGATTTGATTAATGATCCAAATGATGTTACATGTGATGTTGATAGCGCTATTGGTGATCTTCGTAACAGATTCATTGTACAAACTAAATTGTGGCAAACTGTTATCAAACTCCGTAATGGCCAATATTATGAACCGAGTGTAATGAGTGATTTTATGACAGCTTTACAAAACTGCCGTAATAATTTGTACGATAACACAGATCTTTTGTACAATAAAGATGAGGGTGATACTCTTCGTAAACTATTGTCCGTTTTTTCATTCCGTCCAACATTCATTGCAACAACTCCAATTTTCACTATGCCTAACTTCGGTAATGTTAATCCTTTAGTCGCAATGAGTTATAATCTTAATAACTCGTGGCAACAACAAATGTCACAGACTACCACTATTCCTATTACATCTGTTCCAATGGTTGTTCTTAGATTACCCAATTACACGGCTCAACCAATGCCTTGGAATCAGACTCAAGACGCTTTATCATTGGCATTAGGCAATCCTAACGCTAGTGGCCCACAAGGTCAATTCCAATTTGGTCCATCCGGATTGTACGGACAAAATCAATCACAACAATACGAACCAATTGATTTGAGAAATGCTTTGTCACAAACACTTTTCCTTAATGAAAAGAAAACAATTGTACCTAAAATCCAGAATATTATTTATTCTAAAGATGTGTTGATCATTTACATTAATCGTCGTGTACAAAAAGTTAATCTGCGTAGTTACGCTTATCCTTTCAATTTCAATCAATTGCCATTGACCATCACTGGTTTCGAAAGACTTAATAAACACCCCGTAACTGTTCCACCTTATATTACCTTAGGACGTGAAGAAGAAACTTTCCAATTAAGATCGGTTGTGACTGTTGAAGAAATTATGGTTGGAACTAGTCCCCAGGGTAGCATTATTACCGGTTCGACTGCTCTTATTGCCAAGAATCGTAATCCCCTTTTAGGCGAAAATGATGAGGCATATTTCTTGTATGATCCATTTGGCGCATCAATTCCTTTCCAAGAAAGTAATACTATCGGTCAATCAATCACTGAAAGACGTTATGCTATTAACAAACCAATTTCTATTATTAATCAATATACTGTCGGGCCAATTGATGCCCAAATGAGTGAATCATTCTATGATCGTGCTCGTACTCGCGGAACAATCTTTATTTATGCTAAACCCAGAACTAATAATAACATTTTGTATTAATTAATTAATATATATTGTTAATCCATTAACAATATATATTAATAATCGTGATTTAGTATTAATTAATAATCATAATTTCATCCTTAGTCAAACCAATTAATTTATAAAAATCATCTTCATTAATATCATTCAAATTTAATTTTCGAATATCGGGAATATAAGATAAAACTTGACTATCTAAAAAATCTTGGCCATATTTAGTATAATGACTAATTATTTTACTAATTTTAAAATTTAATATTTTGATTAATAATTCTAACTTATCACCAAGAATATAAAATTTATGATTACCAGTTAATCCTAATTTTCCATCATCAATAAATGCCCCTATAAAACTTGCTTTATTGGCAATAATTATTTTTCGTTTGTTTGCATCGGGATGGATTTCAGACATTCTCTTAACCATAATACCATCCTTAATAATATATGTATCTACGGCTAACATATCTTTTAATTCATAATTTTCTGGAATTTTAGTTTTTGTTTTTATTGCTTTAGCAGTTTTTGTTTTAAATTCTAATTGCAATTTATTATCTTCAATAAATTTTATTAATTTATTAAAAATACTATGATATGCCAGTGGGATTGAATATTTTGGATTTAAATATACATTTGATACCATTATCAAATCTCTTCTTCTAAGAATCGATATAATTTTAGTTAGTTCTTGATTGTTATTTAAACTATTTTGTAATACATACAATGATATAGGAATATCGGCATTTATGATAGTTTTCGACTGTGAATTATCCCATAATTTCATCCAAATTATACGTTTTTCTAGAATATCATGCAATGAATGACTCTTTTTTAGCCATGACAATGGATTGATAAATAATAAATATCCATTAGGTTTCAACCATTTGAACGATTTTTCGACAAACTTTGTCCAAATAGTTTCATTTTTCTCGCCTAAATGTTTACCACTATGAGATCGAATACCACCTTTATTATATGGCGGATTACCTAATATTATATCAAATTGTTTTACTTTGAATGTTTTTATAGGGTTTAATTCTAAGGTATCTCCTTGGTGTAAATTCAGATGATAATCATTATTAATGTCAAATATTTGATTACATATTAGTACATTCTTTTTGTTTAACTCTGACATGTATAACATGTTTTCTAATATATGTTTTTTCCTATTGATATCACTGAGAATACAATCTTTAAGACTTTCCATTAATCGTAAATAAACTGCAATAGGAAAATTACCCATACCCGCGGCCGGATCAAACCATTTCAAATCTTTATTTTTCCAAATATTTATGGGCAATTGATCTAACATTTCGTTAACTATCTTCATTGGAGTAAATACTTCTCCATATTGTTTCTTCTCAATATATTTAGGCTTTAAACAATCTGCAATTAATTCTAATAATTCTTTCGGATTATCTATTAAACTTTTTAATGACATTTTAAATTTGACTGATATATTGAATATATTTGATGATTTAATAAAGAATCTACTGACAATTTTGTTAATTAAATCAATTAAATCCTTTTTATTCCACCATATTAAACATTGATCATCAAAAATTTCTAATAATTCGCTATTAGATTTTATATACATTAACATTTTAAGAAAATCCATGTTCGAATCCTTAATTGTAAGAATACAAGTCAAAGGGATAATATATGGTAATACATCTTTTGTAAATGAAATATGTATTATCTTTTCTATTGTTTCTATTATTTCATCTATTGTTTCTACTTTATCTTCTTTAATTATTTCTCTGCCAGATGGCAATATTTGTAATTGATCATTGTCATCCTTTAATAATAATGTCGCATTTATTCTATCTTCTTTAACTGACTTTATGAATACATCATTTATTAATTTTTGTGTATTACTATCAAATTCTTCATAATTATTATCTAAATTTCTTAATAATGTTCTGAAACTATTAATAGGATCTTGTTTCCATATATCCATGAGTTTTTTTACTAATGTATCAATATTTATTTTTTTATTGTCCATTAAATCTACGTCTATATTTATTAAATGATGCTCTATTAAATATTTCATTTTATCATCAATATTCATGTCATTTTTATAAATAGTATAATTTACACAAGTATTTAAAACTCTACTGATATTCAAATCAATAACAAAACCAATTTTCTTGTTATCAGATTCTGTCATACATCGATACATTTGTTGTAAAACTTTATCTGATGATAATGTATTATTCATTAATATTACAAGATCACAATTATTTAATGTGATTCCTAATGTTAACATGTTTCCCGCTAAAAGTATTAAACCATTTTTTCCATTGGCTTTTGCTTTTATTTCTCGGATATTAATCTCATTCTTAATATCTTTTGCCAAATCTTTATTTTTACGATTAATACACATTATATCATATTTTTTAAGAATTAAATCATCTGACATTAATTTAATCAAAGATTGTGATATTTCGTTAATATTATTAGACGGTAAAAACCAGATTTGTGTAAACGGGATTCTTGATTCTTTTTCTGAACATATTTTATTTATTCTAGAAAATATTGTTTTCTCTCCGTCTAATTCTTTATGTGATGAAGATATATACCTTAAAATTGTTTTAACTTCATTTTGAAAATAAAATTGTGTTTTATTTTTGTTTAAGGCAAATAAAGTTTCAAAACAAAATCCTAATTTATTTTCAGAATTAGAATTAAGTCTTTGTTTAATAATTTCATATCTTTTACTATCAAAAATGTTTGTAATTAAATACAAATCCGGCATTTTTTCATAAGGTTCAAATATTTCTCTTAGATTATAGCCTAAATCAATAAAATGATTAATTGTTTTTGTTACATATAAACCATGTTTTTCTTGTAATCTGTCAATATTTTTATCATGATAAATAATACTTTTACAAATCTGTTCATCTTCAATGTCCCAATACATTTGACAATCAATTGGTATGGCCCATTCTTTCAAAGGTTTATGATAAGTCGCGGTCATATATATTTTAACAGTGTTTTTTGAAGAATATGAATTTAGAATATCTTTTGAAAGATCAGTTGTACCAGTAAAATGATTTTCGTCAAAGGCAATAATGTCTAATTTTAAATTTCGAATTTTTAAAATTGTTTTATTATTAATGTAATTTTGTAATAATTGTTTAGACATAATTAATATATTATTTTCATTTTCATTAACATTGAGATTAAGATTAAGATTATCAATCATATTAGAACTATCAATATGATTAATTTTAAAAGAATCAAAATCTTTGAATTTATCAAATAAATCTTGGGTAAATTGTGGGATAGTTTCAGTTGGCGCGGGCGTAATTATTAAAACATTTAATTTTTTCTTGGAATTAAATTGTTTAATAATAATGCCACCAAACATATAAGTTTTACCAGATCGACATTTACATCCCCATAGAAAAGATTTATTATTATTATCAATTAAATCACTTGTTTTTTGGGTAATTAATTCTTGATGAAATCTTAATACTAAATTTTCTTTTGATGTTAAATATAATTTATTAAAATTTATTTTTTTGTTTAATTTGTAATTTTTTAGAATATCATTTTTAAATGATAAAAAACATTTATTAAGATCTGTTTTGTCTAAAATATTGTCTTGATCCATATGATCAGTGATATATTTGCTAGATTTATTAGCCATTTTAACTTTGTATAAAACTTTTTTCTTATCCGGGACAACAAGATATATTATATATTTATGATAAATATCTTTGTGTTTAGTAGCCATGGCAATGATATTTTGTATGTCATAATATTCAACAGATTTTTGTTTAAATAAATCATCAGATGTTTTTGGATATTTAGAACTAATAAATATATACGTATTGTCTGTTTTATTTTGTAAGGTAATATCAGAAGATCCAGTAGAATTACCACTAAAAACTTTATTATCAGAAAAATATTTATTTAAATTGTCCAAATTTGTTAATTGTACCATATTAGAATTACCAATTTTATGAACAAATTCAGAATTAGGAAAATTAGGACAAAATCCTAATTTAATACATATATCCCATAATCTTTCAAAGATATATCCTTTTTGAGATTGTGTTTCATACTCATCCAAAATATCATCGATATTGTCAAATTGAATTATATTATCAATGAAATCTTTGATATTTTTATTCATATTATATTTTGCATAATATATCTATTTTAATATTTGGTATAATTATATCAATTTTTATTTGTGTATTTTATGATTAAGGAACAAATTAAAATATTTATTGATCAATAAATATTTTAAATTTAACTTTAATTAAAATAAAATTAAACATTTAAAACACCGGGCCCTAAGTTATGATGAATAATAGAACCATTTTTGTTTAAATTACATTTTTCTTGAACAACTTTATCTAAAGTGATCATAATATCAAGGAATTGTAAAGCGCGTTGATTATAGGCTTTAGTTTTCTCGAATAAATATTTGTGTTTTTCAATCAAGGCTGGTAATTGAACTGGATTAATATTATAAGGATTCACGGTACCTTGCGATGCGATGTAAATATCATTCATTTTCTTAAGATTAAATAATTCACCACGAATATCGCGCTCATCATGTTCCATTGTGGCTAATTTTTGCATAATACGTTGATTAGTATTATTACCTAATGCGGAATTATTATTTGTTGCTTGATCCATAGTCAATTTCAATTGTGAATAAATTGCGCGTAAAATATCTGTACCAATGTTTGCATGCAGTTGTTCCATAGCAGAATTAGAATTAGCGGGATATCCACCAGATTGATATCGATAACCATAATTACTGTAAGCATTCATAGACGGGGGATTTGCCCATGCATATGGATTGAATGGCATAGAAATATTAGACGGAGTGTTAATGGTATTCGCGATCAAACTTGGCGCATTAAAACCGGCTGTTCCAGAAAGAATACATGATTGCAAACGTAACAAATTATTCGACATTGGTTGAATACGATTATAGGGATTACGATGCAAGTATAAATTATAGTCAATTTTACTATGATAATAACTGTTTGAATTTGGTACACCATTTTGTTGGGCGCTTGGACCGGAATATTCTGGATTCAATAATTGTGGAATTGCATTAATATATGTAGACAAAATGTCAAGATATCGAAGTAAATTTCTGTTTGTGATTATCTTTTGAATGACTTGATCTTGTTTTGCGGGTGTGTCACCAAAAATACTTTTAACATTGGGTAAATCACCAAGCCATTGGGTAACAGTAACAACTTTATCTAATTCAATATTAGGGATTGGTTTAGTCCATGGATCAGGAACACGAATAGTACCAAAACCAAATCTTTGTAAGATTTTAAGTATATCCAATGGATTCATTTTTCTGACTTGTGATACAATTACACTTGGATCGGCATTAATAGTTAATAAATTAGAATCTAACATATCTACACAAGCGGAACCAAATGATGCCGCATCTGAACTAACACAAGTTACTAATTTTTGAATACAATCTGCTGTATTTTGATTAGATAAATCGAAAAAGTTACACAAATCACCAGAACTAGTATTGTTAGGATTTGTATTTACAAACTGAGATGTATTTGGATCGTATTTCCAATCTTTAAATACTTCTTGTTCCCATAATTTGGCTAGAAGACCGTTGAGTTTTTCATAACCGGGTGCAACAGTAGGTGTAGAACCAGTAACAATAATTGATGCAAATGGATCAACAGTTGCTGCTAAATCTGGTAGCGATGTATAAATTCTATTGATTACTGATCTTGGAACAGTGATTGTTTGTGGACCAAATTGCAAAACAAAATCACTGGTACTAGGAGATTGAGATTGATATGTTTGATTGAAAATATTACGAATAGTGTCTCTGACATCGGGTAATGTATCAATAACAGATTTTGATAGAGTGATATTACGGGCAAAATTAATATTACCCATTTGTTGTTGATCATAATCTGGCAATAAAGTGGAAAAAATTAGATCATTAAATGCGCCACCACTTTGAATTGCGCTATATTCGAATTGATTGACTTTCTTAAGATTCAAACGATATTCATTCAAACTAGTCAGAGGTACATTTTGCGCTGCATCAATTTTAACTGGTGTTTTTTGGTGTAATAAAACAATGAATTTATCGAAAAATGCTTGATTTGGTAAAACAATTGTATCATAAAATTTCTTAATATTTGGATCGGCTAAGGTTGCGTAGTTTGGAACGTATGTTGGATTACTAGGTGGTGCTGAACCAATTTTACTACCGAAACGACGAGTTAAACCATCTGCAAATATTTTACGGAGATTATTAATATCTTCTTCGGTATTTGCAATTGGTAATCTTAAACGTTTGACAATTAAATCACCTTTTATTAACACATTTCGTAAATAGTCATTAAATTCTGTTGAACTATATTCGGTATTACCAAAACTAACTTTTTTATAATCAACCATATAACCAACAACTGCAATTAATCCAAATGCATCATAATATTTGTTTTGACTAATTAAATTAATAATAACTCCTTCTAAATCTACAATTGGTTGTCTCACATTTGTTATTTCATTTGAATCCAAACCTGTACCAATAATATTATTATTTTGTACCAAATAATTTGGTAAAGTGTCGTTGACAATAACTGTTGGACTAGATCCGGACGAGGGACTTGTAAATCCAAGTGACACACCAGAACCAGATCCTGAACCAGTTGAACCAAAAGGAATTGCCGCCGGATATACTAGTTCAATCAAAGGAATGTTATACAAATAATTAATAGCATCGGCAGATGTTGAATTAATTTGATCAAATTTAATTCTATCAAATATTGATTTATAAGTACTAATTGCTTGTTTGGCAATTGGTAAAATAGTAGTTGTATCAATACCAGTATTATCAATTGATTTTAATTTATTGACAATATACAATGCATCATCTGATAATGCAGATAAAACAACATTTTCCAAACTACTTGCGTCTGGAATTTGTATTTGATTTTTTAATGTTTCAAACAAATTACCATTATTATAATTTAACATAAAATTAATTAATTTTTTAACCAAATCTTTAAAATTAATATCATATTTATATAATTGTTCTATCATATTTTCTGCAGATAATATGGTATTTAAATCTGTAACAGAAATAACACTTTTTAAATATTTCAAAATAGCAACATAATTTGTCGCTCCATTTAAATTAATTGGAATCAAATTAGCGCCATTAAATAGATACGTAAATGGAAAATCATTACTAAATGCTGGTAATAATATTTTGTTTGGTAATCCACCAACTGGCGTAACATTATCATATGCTTTCAAAGCGGCAACAATTGAATCAGAAAATCCTTGATTCTGAAAATCTAAATTTAGTTTACTTGGTGTATCAATTTTTCTGAAAGTATCTCCCAATGCAATTAAATAATCAACAAAATCTTGGTGAACATCATTGGGGAAAGCAGACAGTCGTGATGTTGGATCATACGCGCTGTTTTCAATAATAGCTGGCGCACCTTGTGGATTGTTAATCACTTGCTTCAATTTGTCAAATCTGGGCCCCTGAAACAATGCTGTTAAATCCGGTAAGTTAGTTGCCATAATTCCTGGAATATAATAATAATAAAGAAAATATTTCCTTTTTATAATTTCAAATTAATTTATATTCTTCAATAAATATATAAATATGTACAAGAATTTGACCGGTACCCAGATCGCTCTGATCGTAGTCGTTATCATTATAGTATTATATCTCTTATTTGGTTGGAATAATGACTCTTATGAGGGTCTAACTAATGTCACCGCCCCAAATTCCACCTTATATGCTGGAACACCTGCTGGTTCCAATACAAATTCATGTTCCAATGTCGCAGTCAAGAATCGTCTCAAGGCGCTCCAAGCTCGTCGCGCTCAACTTCAAGCGAAAGCTAATGCCAATTCACAAGCCAATACTCAAGCAATTGCTAATTTGAATGCTCAAATTGCTGCAGTCCCCGTTTATAATCAAGCAACACTTAATCAAATGGCATCTAATCAAAATGCACAAGCTGTCGCTAATTTAAATGCCCAAATGGCCATGAATCAAAATGTTAGCGCAACTAGTTCTCCAATGGCTAATGCAAGTTCGCGCGCTTCATGGGTTAATTCTGTGGCAAATAAACATCCTAAACTTGCATCCGCCTGGAATAGATTCCAACAAAATCAAGTTGATCCACAACAATTACAATCACAGTCACAATTACAATATCAACAATCACAACCATTACAACCCCAAGAAAATTATCGTTTGTACAATTTCTATACTAATTGGTGTGGTTATTCCCGATCATTTATGCCAGTTTGGAAACAAATCGAAACATATTATGATAATTCACCTGTTTCAGTCTATACATTAGACGCAGATGATGCTGCTAATAAACAACTTGCAAGTAAATGGAATATTGATGGATATCCAACTGTAATTCTTGAAACACCAAATGGAATTACTAAATATTCTGGACCAAGAGATTTACAAAGTATTACTAACTTTGTTAATCAAATGATTTCAAAAAGAAATCAGTAATTTAATATCAGTAATTTAAATTTAATCAAAATAATAATTTTAATTTATTATTTTGATTTATTGATTTTGGATTTGCCATTATAAAATAATGCATCGACTACATCAACACCTTTTAGATTAATAAATCGTAATGCCAATCGTGTCAATTCTGATTTAAACTCTAAATTATCAACATTATTTTCAAGTAAATTCAATTGAGACACAGTAGAATAATAAGTACCGAACCAAGACATACCAATACATCCTACTGTATCAGAATCTCCTGGATGTAAAATAGAATATACCACCATTTTCTCTTCATTAGATCCAGATTCTAGTAATGAATCGTAAGCAATGATAACTGAATCATCCCCACAACTTCCGGGGAAAAAATTGTTATTTATACGACTAAATTCATCTGCCAAAAATTTAATTCTTTCAACTGGATTTGACATAAATTTTAAATCTGTTTTCGGTGCAAGTCCGTTAAATCTAATATCCAAATATTTTTGCCATTTACCAATAAAAATATGTTTGTCTCTTTCATAAAATTTATATTCATTTGGTCTAGATTTTTTCAAATAATTATCAATAATGTCTGATTTCAATAATCTCATTAGTTTATGGGGCCATGTATTTATTGCCGATCTTTCTAATGCATAAGCAGTAAAGAGGGCACTAACCATTCCACCCAAAAAACCAATTGCGGAATTATGAGTAATTCTAGATGCTTCAATTGATACTGCTATTAATTTCTTTCTATTTTTCTTACCTGCATAGTAAAGACCAATAAATCCGGTTCGCATTGCCGCACCTGCTCCAATTGCCATAGGATTGTATGGTAATTTATTCCATTCTAAACCCGATTCCATCATTCTTAAACTATTCATTGTTGTTAATCCTGGATGACGTCCTTCCATCAATGGTATGGCTTCGATATAATATTTTTTAAATAAATTACCAAGATCATCCATTGTTTTATGTTCATCTAAAATAAATGCTTGAACAGTCGCAATGTATAAAATAGTGTCATCAGATGCTCTCCAATTAACCATGCGTAAACCATTTATACCACCTAAGGAGATAAAATCATAAATTAACTGATTAGTATATTCTGGTGTAACATTACGTATCCTATTATTAAATTCAAATCTGCCATTGTAATAACCTAATGTATCACCAATTGAATGAGACCAAAATGACGCCATAACTATTTTGACAAAATGAATCATGATATCATAAGTACTAACATCATTGAGATTTAATTTATAAATATTAGGTTTTCTCGTTAACTTTGTTAATAATAATTTAGCCGAAAAATCTTCATCGATTTGTTCTAATTTATCTATCAAAACTTCAATATCTTTGGGATTTTGATCTAAAAATAATTCAACTATCTTTTCTAAATTTTCATCTTTATCATAATCATCTTTTGTTGCTAAATACTTAGATGTATCTGCAAATCTTGATTTAGATCCTTTTAATCTATTGTTCCATGTCCAATATGTTTTCATATTTAATCTATAACTATAACTTATAAGTTTAAAAAAAAATTAAAATATAGCTAATAATGAATTATACTTATAGTGATGGAGAGTAAAAATCGTACCAAAAAAACAGACATGATAAATTTATATGAAATTTTGTCATTAGATTCTGATTGTACTTTTGAACAAATTAAGTCGGCTTATTTCAAATTGGCTAAAAAATATCATCCAGACAAAGGGGGTAATCCAGAGTTATATGAATTAATTTCAAATGCTTATGATATATTACATAAGGCAAGTTCAAGACAAGAATATGATCGATTGTTTAATTTAAGTAATCAAAGTAATAATGATTTCGTTCGTCTTAAACAACAAACAAAAGATTATTATAGTTCAATTGAAAACATCCCGGCAAATGATACACAAAGAACAGATTTTAAAACACAAATGGCTATATTAAATGATAAACGTGGTTTTGATCCTAGTAAACAATATGGAATTTCTTCAGATGATGCTAAAAAAAGATTCAATGATATTATTAATGCTAGACAGATGCATGATCACGAAGACAAACAAGAACAATTATTTGATAAAAACATTGATTTGAAGAAATTTAATGAGGCATTTGATCGTGTACATAAGAGAGATAATGATTTAGTTTTACACAATGGTGTTCCACTTGCATGGAATTCTGGTTCATCACTTGTGTATACACCAATTAATAATCTAGAACAAATTTATGCAGAAGAAGAAACACTCGAATTAGATCCAATTGGAGCGACATATTATAGTAATATTGATTATGGTAAACAACAAAATAAAATATCGAAAGAAGAGGTTTCTAAATTAACTGGTGCAAGTTATGTTGATTCACATAATATCAAAGATGAAAATTATCATTCAGAAATGAAGAAACGATTATCAGAACGTTTAAATGATACAAATTCATTTAACGGACGTAAATTGAGTGATTTCAAGAAGGATGATACTGCTGGATATGGAATTATGGAACAAATTGGGATTAAACAATATGATCGAATTACATTAGATGATGTAAGTTCCAATGATATTCAAGTTGAATTTGATAGATTAATGAAAGAACGTTCAAGATCCTTGACTTAAATTGTAATTCAAAACAAATTTTTTCGCTTGATCATAACCACAATAGAATAATTTTTGTTTTAATTCAAAAGGAATAGTGAAATCTGCTTCAAAATGACTTGTATCAATAACAATTGTTTGTTTTTCAAAAAACTTGATATCTTTGAGATAAATTGATTTAACAATGGAATTTAAAAATGCAACAAAAAAATTTTCTAAACAATCGATTTTAATTTTACCATTATTTACAATGTAAAATCCTAAGGTATCATCTAATTCATCTTTAAATTGATCCATTGGATAATTATCTAATAAACCACCATCAACATAAACATGATTATTATAATTATACGGTGTAAACAATATTGGTATTGATATAGAAATTCTCAATGCAATAACAACCGGCATATCTGGTGTTCGAATATAATCAAAATATTCTATTTGATTTAAATCAAGACAAGTACCAGTAATAATTAATCTTTTATTAGTAATCTCATACAATTCTTTGAATGTAATATTTGATTTGGTAGTTTTTGTACTTAAAATAGATTCAAATAATTTATGAAGAACATCACAAGTATCTAAACCATAATGAGTAAATAATAATCCAAATTGGAATGATTTTAATTTATTTAAATCTAAATTTAAAATGAAATCATAAATTTCTAATGGTGTGAAATTTAGACATAATAATACACCAATAATAGCGCCAACTGATGTACACGCATAGGCTTTAACATCAGTTAATAAATCTAATTCATAAAAATATTGTAATGCGCCAATAATACTAATACCACGGATACTACCACCACTGAATACTAAGTTTTTGTATTTTTTATGAGATAACATTTATATCATAAAAAAAGAATAATAAACTTACTATTATGACGAACCCTTATAGAGTATAAATAAAATAAATACTACGACGAATGCCGCTACAATGATAATCATTGTTTCCTTAAAATTATCACTTATACCAGTTTTTATTATGTTTGAAGAAGAATTTGTATTAGTATTAGAATTAGAATTAGAATTCAATTTCAATAATTTATTTTCAAATAACAAATCTTCACATTCTTCTTTAACTTTTCTTTTAATAATTTTATCCAACTTTTGTTTACATTTTACACAATTGTTTACATGGGATACTATTTTATTACAGTTATTCATTTCATTACTATTGCCATTGCCATTGCCATTGCCATTGCCATTAGTATTAATAGATGGTTGATTAATAAAAGCAAATCCACTCGGATTAATATTATGATTATAATTATCAGTGAAATTACTGAATAAATCCGATTCATCATTTATAATTGGTTTTTTCTTTAGAATTGGTTTAGTCTGTTCAATATTGGCATTTTCAGTCATGGAGATAAAATCAGAATTGGTATTTGAATTGGTAGAATCATCAGTATTCTTTTTTAAATTATTGTATTTTATTTTTTCTGTGATTCGTTTTAGTGGATCATTACCCCAAACTTCATTTATATTACTAAACATCTTATAGTATAGTTAAAAATATACTAGAAAATATTTGATCAGAATATAATATTGTTTTTATTATTAGGGCATGATCAACACAAGAATTTTGATTTGATTATAATTAAAGAATTTTGATTATAACCAAATCAAAGAATTTTGATTATAACCAAATCAAAGAATTTAATATAAATATTGCGTATCAATTATTATATAAGTTTCTTTAACTATTGAATATAGTATAATGTCTAATAAGCGCGATAAATTAGTTACAGATAAGGAAACTGATTATTTATTCGGACTATTTGTTGCGGATCAAAAAGTCAAACCAGATGCGAGAGATTTAGGTGGCGATATGTTAAATGAAATCAATAATCATGTTCCAAAATTAGAATCACGTTTGACAGAAATTCCACAAGATAAAGACAAACATGAATTAGTAAGAAATAAAACTAAAACTGATTCACCAATTGATGAAAAATTACTTGATCAACTTGATAAGGAACATTTTCAAATGTCACCGAAAAAATCACCTAAATATTCACCTAAAAATTCTCCAACTAAATCTGTAAAAGATGACAATAAACAGAGTCATTCAAGAAATCATGATAAAGATTATGATAAATATTATGACAAAGATTATGATAAAAATTATGACAAGGATTATGATAAAAATTATGATAAAAATTATGACAAAGATTATGATAGGGGTTATGATAAGGATTATGATAAAGATTATGATAAGGGTTATGATAAAGGTTATGATAAAAATTATGATAAAGATTATGATAGGGGTTATGATAAAGATTACAAAGATCATAATTATGAAGAATCAGAAACATATAAAATAAAGAAACCGGCATTGGATTCTAAACTAACAAAAGATGCAAAAAAATATGTAGAATCAAGTGAAGAAAGACGTGTTAGGGCATTAAATTACTATATGAAATTGACAGAATTGAAAGTCAAACATGGTATTATACTAACACGTCCATATCACATAGACTCGGACCCGGATGAAATGCAAGCAGAATTTGATCTGCATCAAGAGAAAAAGAAAAAGTCAATACAAGTTGAATTTTTCAAAGGGTTATTAGTTAACGCGGCTACTGGCATAGAAATGGCAAATACATACTTTGATCCATTCGATTTTAAATTAGAGGGATGGGGAAAGCATATGTTTATGACTCAAAATGAATATACAGATGTTTTAGATGAGTTATATGAGAAATATAAAGACAAAGGCGCTACAACCCCGCCAGAAATAAGATTGTTAATGATGATTGTTACCAGTGGTGTAGGATTCCATTTGTCTAAACAATTCGCAGATGGAGGATTAGAAAAAATGTTAAGTGGAAATGGAATGCTAGGAAACCTAGCCGCTAATTTATTTGGTAATACAAATACACAAACACAAAATACACAAAATACAAATCCACAAACACAAAATCCCAATGCTAATCAAATGCCAACAACGGCCCCAGATAATAAATCAATTCTTGAAAGGTTAAGATCAAGTCAAAATAAACAAACAGATAATCAACCACAACAAGCACCATCACAATCACAACCACCACAATCACAACCACAACCATCACTACAAGAAATACAAAAATCGGTAGAACAAAATACACGATACTATCAACAAGCTATGATGGAACAACAAAAGAGTTTCCAACAAGCAATGGCTATTGAACAACAAAAATCTCAGAAAATATTAATGGAACAACAAATTGCTTTACAACAAGCACAACAAGAAAGACAAGCATTATTAGATGCACAAAAACAATTATTGGCACAACAACAATCTAATAACATTGTTCAACCACCATCTAATATAGTACAACCACCATCTAACATAGTACAACCACAATCTAATATAACACAACCACCGTCTAATAACATTGCCCAACAACAACAATCAACATCATCATTATTTGCACCTTCATTAACAAATATAGTACAATCTATGTCCCAAAATCAAAATCAAACTCAAGCCAGACCAATAAATGCATTTGTACCACTTAATCCAATGAATGCAAATCATGGCAGATCATCTATTGCACAAAAGGCAGAAATTGCTAAATTATCAGAATTACCATTTAATAAAAAATTAACATTAATGGATTCAGACATTAGTGAATTAGATTTGAGTAATTTAGAAAAGATTTCTGAAAAAAATACATTAAGTACAAATACTCGTACAAACAAAAAGAAGAAACGACCTATTGAACTGTAAAATATTTATTTTTATTGGCATTATTTGTCCTTGATGATCTAATAGTCAACATCATTCATATGAAAATCAAATTAGTACAAATTATAGACTAAAAATAAATATTTTATTAACATTTTTAGTCTATATTTCTTCCATTTGAAGATCCTATAATCCAAAAGCCCGCATCTATAGTAAAATCAAATTAGTACAAAATATATACTAAAAATGTTAATAAAATAAATATTTTGAGTATCATTTTTAGTTAACATATTGTACTTATTTGATTGATCTAGTAAAACATATCAAAATTATGGGTCTTCAAATGGTCAAGAAATGTATACTAAAAATATTAATAAAAATAAATATTTTGAGTATCATTTTTAGTCTACATTTTGTTCTTATTTGATTATCTGATGAATGCGGGCTTTAGATTATCGGGTCTTCAAATGGTCAAGAAATGTAGACTAAAAATGTTAATAAAAATAAATATTTTGAGTATTATTTTTAGTCTACATTTTGTTCTTATTTGATTATCTGATGAATGTGGGCTTTTGGATTATGAGGTCTTCAAATGGTCAAGAAATGTAGACTAAAAATGTTAATAAAAATAAATATTTTGAGTATCATTTTTAGTCTACATTTTGTTCTTATTTGATTATCTGATGAATGTGGGCTTTTAGATTATGAGGTCTTCAAATGATCAAGAAATGTTGACTAAAAATGTTAAAAAAAATAAATATTTTGAGTATCATTTTAGTATACATTTTGTACTTATTTTGATTGATCCAGTAAGAACAGATCAAAGTTATGGGCCTTCAAATGATCAAGAAATGTAGACTAAAAATATTAATAAAAATAAATATTTTGAGTATTATTTTTAGTCTACATTTTGTTCTTATTTGATTATCTGACGAATGCGGGCTTTAGATTATTGGGTCTTCAAATGATCAAGAAATATAGACTAAAAATATTAATAAAAATAAATATTTTGAGTATTATTTTTAGTTTATATTTTGTATTCATTTTGATTGATCTAGTAAGAACAGATCAAAGTTATGGGCATTCAAATGGTCAAGAAATGTAGACTAAAAATGTTAATAAAAATAAATATTTTGAGTATCATTTTTAGTCTACATTTTGTTCTTATTTGATTATCTGACGAATGTGGGCTTTAGATTATTGGGTCTTCAAATGGCCAAGAAATGTAGAATAAAAATGTTAATAAAAATAAATATTTTGAGTATCATTTTTAGTCTACATTTTGTACTCATTTTGATTGATCTAGTAAGAACAGATCAAAATTATGGGTCTTCAAATTGTCAAGAAATGTTGACTAAAAATATTAATAAAAATAAATATTTTGAGTATTATTTTTAGTCTACATTTTGTTCTTATTTGATTATCTGATGAATATGGACTTTAGATTATGAGGGTTTTCAAATGATCAAGAAATTTTGACTAAAAATGTTGCTAAAAATAAATATTTTTAGTCTTGTTTATTTGAAGATCCTATAATCCAAAAGCCCGCATCTATAGTAAAAACAGATCAAAATTATGGGTATTATTTTTAGTCTACATTTTGTTCTTATTTTATTATTTGATTAATGCGGATTTTAGATTATGGGGTCTACAAATGATCAAGAAATGTTGACTAAAAATATTAATAAAAATAAATATTTTGAATATTATTTTTAGTCAACATTTTGTTTTTATTTGATTATCTGATAAATGCGGGGTTTTGGATTATGGGGTCTTCAAATTGTCAAGAAATGTAGACTAAAAATGTTAATAAAAATAAATATTTTGAGTATCATTTTTAGTTAACATTTTATTCTTATTTGATTATCTGATGAATGCGGGCTTTGGATTATGGGGTCTTCAAATGGTCAAGAAATGTTGACTAAAAATATTAATAAAAATAAATATTTTGAATATCATTTTTAGTCAACATTTTGTTTTTATTTGATTATCTGATAAATGCGGGGTTTTGGATTATGGGGTCTTCAAATGGTCAAGAAATGTTGACTAAAAATATTAATAAAAATAAATATTTTGAATATCATTTTTAGTCAACATTTTGTTTTTATTTGATTATCTGATAAATGCGGGGTTTTGGATTATTGGGTCTTCAAATTGTCAAGAAATGTAGACTAAAAATGTTAATAAAAATAAATATTTTGAGTATCATTTTTAGTTAACATTTTATTCTTATTTGATTATCTGATGAATGCGGGCTTTTGGATTATGGGTCTTCGAATGGTCAAGAAATGTTGACTAAAAATGTTAATAAAAATAAATATTTTGAGTATTATTTTTAGTCTACATTTTGTTC